GCCTTTTCTAAGAGCTTGCGTGACGCATAAGCTTGATCTGTAGCCTCCAAGCCCGCAGCCACAGACTTAGGCACCGCCTTGTTCCTCAATCGCACTAGGTAGTTATCAATCTTCTCAAAAACCTCGCCGATGTCGTGGTGGGTCGGGTCTTGACTACCCTTGAACTTACCTTCGCTAAAGCGCACCTTCTCCTGTAGATCTTTCCACGCAGTTCCGCCAATATGATTTTCCTTGGGGAAATATTTGTCAAGGAATAGGTGGACGCGAGCAGCATCATCAGGCCCAAGATTCCTGTCTACGATATTCGTAACTGCCGCCCTATCTTGATTCAGCACCGGAATGCGATGTCCTTTGAGAAGCGAGTCGTAAGTGTCGTCAAACTGCTTCTGCAGGTCTTGGAATAGCACTCCGCGCTCTACCTTGCGCCCAGAAGATGCTAAGAGGTTAGGCTTTCCCGGAGGCGTAGCGTGTTGCCAGAGTTGCCGAACACCAGCATCCAGAACACGCTCTTCCCCAGCCACGACACCAGAGCCCGCGAAGGGGATACCCTTGATAATATCCCCCATATCTGTGACGAGCTTACTCTCAGCTCCGATACTGACCGGAGGCATTTCTCCCGTGGCTGCCTTGATTTGTTGCCCCCGCAGACTCATCTCTAGGGGCTTAGAAGCCACACGCAGAGCAGCCGTCACCGGAGGAGCTATGACTGCGGCCTTCGCAGCTTCAATGCCCCGTTCCTCTGGTCCACCAGGAGTCATCACCGCAGTAGTTCCGGCAGCCCCCAGCGAACCTCCGACGTAGGCCGCAGTCTTAGGATTGCGAACTGCAAATCTACTCACTGCGCCGGGGAGCATACGCGCCCCCGCCATCCCAAGAGGCAGGGCTTGACCTACGGTCCCAATCGCATCTCCAACAGCAGCTATCGGGCCCGCTCCCTCAGCGACATCCCCAATGGCTGAAGTGTCATCAAGAGGAACGCCCGCAGCGCGTAGAGCTTGCGGTATGCCAAGAGCGCGAGCACTACGCTCTCCAGATTGTAGCATACCGAGCCCAAGTTTTTCAGACCCACCCATTTCTCCACCCATTTGCTTTAGGGTCTCCTTGAGTCCTCCGGGGCCGCTGTATTTGCCCCCTACCCGCTGCATTATAGGAGGGTCTAGCGACCGCGTAGACGCGTCAGGTTGCGTCGTCGCGGTGGGGTTGGGGGGTAGCCCGCCCCCTGCCCGCGCCCTTAGTTCGGCGAGCCTGCGGAGCTTCTCTAAGCGCTCTCTATCTTCCACCGAACTGCGCCTCCAAAGCCTTTAGTTCCTCTTGCTCTGCCTCGCTTAAAGCCCCAGACTTCGGCGCTTTCCACAAACCGCGAGTAATTTCCTCAATCTGACCCTTATGTCCCCCAGCCGCAGCGGCTGCTCCTGCTGTGTGCTGAATTGACCGCGAAATCAGGGCGTCCTGCTTATCAAACCAATCCTTAAGCTGCTCTTTAGTAGCGCCACGAGGAGGAGTAACTGCGTCCCACGAAACTTTCTCGTTAGCAGTCAGGGTAGCGCCGAATGCAGCATGGCGCTCTTTAATCTCTTTCAACCGTTGGAGATCAGCCCAAGCATCGCGATTCTTAATCCACTCATCTGGGGCCAGCCCCGGAACTGCACTGGCTAGCACGTCTTGCGCCTTACCAAGAGCAGTGAACCCCCTAGAAGTCTCCCCCTCGAACTTTTCGCTGAAAGTCTTCTTGACGTTAGCCATAGCGTCAACGTCTTTACCTAGCTGAATCATTTCCTTCAGCATTGGACCTTGGAGAGGCTTTCCTTCCGCCCCCTTCCTAGCTGCGGCCTCCGCAGCAGCGCGGGCACGCGCAGCATTGGCACGAGCAAGATCTTCCTGCGCTGCCCGAAGTGGTGCTACAGCTTCGCGCTGTAGCCGCGCTGCATCTTGACGAGCTAAGTCCGCTGCCTCCCCCATCTCTGCACGTCCGAGGTCGGTGGCTACTCTACCCTCCTTAACCCGCTGCGTGTATTCTGGAAACACTGAGAGCTTTCCAGACAAAGGCTGAAACTCCCCATGCTCAGTGTAGCGAGGAGCTGAAGCCTTGAGTGCTTCGGGCAGCAGCGCTCCACCCACTGCCTGAAGAGGCTTATCCCCAGAGAGCTTAGCAAGGACAGCAAGTTGTTCATCCCTAGCTTGCTTTTCCTTGCGAGCACGTATCTCTTCTTCACTGAACATAGGTTCAGCAGGGGCGTTGCGTAGAGCATCTAGCTCTGCGCTAAGCTGGAGAACACGCGCTCTGTAGGGTGATTGAGCCACTACTCGTAAACCTCATCGTCAGGCAAAGTTGAAATCTGTCTGCGCGGATACTTAGCTCCAAACCATGCTTTTCTGGCCCCGGACGCCTGAGTATTATAGTTGCGAAGCCCCTCTGCATAGTTCTTATCACTGCGGTTGACAAGAAGTCCAGCGAGGCCCTGAGCAACTACACCTGGAGCAGACTTAGCATAGTCCCCAGATGTAGCTGCGCGACGAACAAACGCAGACTGGTCATACTGGCGAGCCAATCCCGAAGGGTCAGCAGAGCTAAGACTCAGTAGCTGTTGAATCAGCTCCTCAGGGATGCCCTGCGCCCGCAGGGCGTCAGCTTGCTCTTGTGCAGTGCTCATTGAAGGAACATTCTGCATCACAGTTCTCCGTAATTCACCATCAAGTAGCCGCTAGGAGCCCGGACTACAAGATCAGGCCTCACCTGCATAAGCTCTTGTGCCACCACCCCTGTCTGTCTGCGCCCAAACATCACAAACTCGTAAATGCCAATACCAAGTCTGTGCGCCCCTATTTTACGCAGGTTTGTCTTGAGGCGCAAGTCGCTGAAATACATTGCTGCCATCGCGGCTAGGGAACCTAGACCCATAGTGGTATTCTGCTGATTCTGCATATCTGTAGCGTATTGCTGCTGGCCGAACTGTCCCTGTGACTGTGCCGCCCCTAGAAGATTAGGGGCCTGTGAACCTTGAGCGCTAGTGAACCCCGGCATCTGCGGGGGAGCCACCTGCTGCCCTGTGATCAAAGCATTCATCTCGTTAAGGGACATTCCACGTTGCTGCGCCTGTTCAGCAATAGCCTGCTGCCTCTGTCTATTCTGGACGTCTGCTTGCTGTGACTCTTGCCCAAACGCCTGACCTTGTTGCTGCATCAGCATCTGCTGCATACGCTGCTGTTCAACCCCACCTTGGTTCACAGCATTCCAGCGCTCATTAGCCTGCGTTCCAGCTAGGCGCTCTAACTCTGTATTGTATGCGTCGCTTCCAGGAGTCAAGCCCTGATTTGCTAGGCGCGTTCTAGCAGATTCCTCCTGCCGCTGATGCTCTGGGCGCATACTGTCAAACGCAGCGTTTGTGTATCTCTCTCTATCAGCAGAGAATCCAGCCTCATCAGAAGTCTTTGTGGTGGGGGACAAGCCCTGCATTCCGGGAAGGTTTGTCCAATCGAACGGTTGCCCCAGATCTTGTTGAACACGACCCATCTGCCCTGCGGCCAGATCCGAACGCCCCTTCTGCATCCCAAACTGGCTATCGAGAGTGCCCTGCAATAACGGATTAAGCTGCTGCTCTTGTGTCCAAGAAGTGACAGGCTTGCCCGTAGCTGGATCAATCTGAGCCTGCGCCCCCCAAGTGGAGGAGCCAAAAGGAGAAAATTGATTAGGACGGTTAGCCCAAGTCTGCTGAGTGGCTATATCCTTACCAGCCTCTCCCTGAGCGCCAGCAGCCCCGACGTAGTCAGGCGCAGCAGGAGCGGAGCCTTTACTCCCAAAGCACCTGCTCTTCAGGCCAAAGTCGAAGCCATTGCGAATACGTTCACGCCGCTTGTAGTTCATGTTTCCGCTCCAATTTCGTCAGCCAACGACATTCGCTCTTGTGCATTGTCAGGATACTCATCCCAACACCCTCGGTCCAGCCATCTTTGATGTATGCCATCTGTGTAAACCCAAGATGACAATCTAGCTTCATAGCTCTTTGGTTGTCATCTGGAACAGTGGCGAACACCTGTATGCACTTCGTCTGGTTGAAGGGATAATCGAACGCAGCCCAGAGCAATGTTCTACTAATCCAGTTACCCTCCCCAGCCGTGTGCATCATGCAAGTTCGCCCGCAGAAGCCATTGTAGCCCACTACTCCAATGAGCTTCCCTTGTGAGTTCAAACGCCCGAGAGCTTGGAAGTCTGTAGATGCCGCGATTTCCACGCCATGCTCCCTAAGGAAGGCGAACATAGCGCTCTTTGCCTCGTTGGAGCTGGATGTAACTATCATCTGCTAAATCCAAACAAGCGTCCGACGCGCTGGCCTACACCGGGAGGTTCAATACCTAAACGTCTGGAAACAGGGTCTACCCCATACTTTCCAATCCAAGACTCAGAACCTTCAGGTTGAGCAGCCTCTGCCCTAGCTACTGCCTCCTGCGATTGGCGAAGTTGCTCGGCCATTAGCATCTGCTGAAGCATCTCTGGCGGAATAGCCTTAGCCTTACTCGCAGCCAAAGCCGGAGCATACCACGGAGCAGATTGGGCGGCGGGAACAGCCCCGGGAGCTGGCATGGGTGAGGGTGCCGCCGCCGTCGCTTGTCGCAACCATGGAGCCAACCCTGCCTGTCTTCCAAGAATGGGGTTTACCGGAGCAGCCATTACATCACCCCTCCAGGCTCATATATCACCTTCCAACTGGTGAACAAAGTTCCCCTAGCCCCTGTGAAGGATAGGCGAATGGACATAAAACATCCAAGCCCCGTAGCTCCCATCCAGGCTAGGAAAGTATTCAAAGCTCCAGCCCACACAGCAGTTCCCCAAATTGCAGACCCCCACGTAGATGTAGAATCTGCAACATAAGATGGAGAGCCCGACACTGCTGCATCCGACCACTCTGTGTTTACCCTAGCCAAGAGGCTAGGCGACCGAGTTCCTTGGAACATTGGCATTATCAAAACAGGACGCTTGAGTGACACGCGATCATCATTTGGGGCCACAAAGGCCGATTGAACATCGCCCACCACAGTAGTTCCCACTGTTCCATCTGTTAACTCATCGTCAGAGTCGCAAGCAAAAGCCCTCCCCACACGACCATTCGCAGTTCCAAAGTAAAGCTCTCCATTGAATACCTCAGCGGAGACCATTGGCATACCCTTGAAATCGCTCCACCCTGCTGGAATGGTGGAAAAGCAATACTGAACTCCAGTTGTATACTCGTTGTGCGGAGTCACAAGAATTGCCGACTCTAATGATGGAACGTGCAGCACGCTCCACCCTGTTTGGCCTCTCGTGCTGCGAATATCCCGGCTTATGACCTCACTAAACCTGTGTGAGAGGGAATCATCTCCTTCTGTTTCTGGATCAAGGAGACCTTTAGCACTGAGCATGCGAGACATATATTCAACCCCATGCTCACACAAGATTGATAAATCGCCCCCATACTTACCCATGAAACGGCGCCCTGCTGGCGGAGGGCCTACATACCAGCGACCAACGATGCCAAAAGTCGCGGCTGACGTGGGGTCAGTGCCTCCATACACTAAGACGTCACCTTGAGACCCCACAATGACCAGTTTGTCATCAATTCCATCTCCAGAGTCTAAAGTCCAAGAAGCCATAGCTCGGAGCTCACCCCCATGAGTGAGTAAAGGCCCAAAATCAAAAACTGAGGTTGTGCCCGTGAGTTGCCCCACTGGCAAGAAGTGCGCTCTGGTAGAGTTTTCCTCTATAAACCAGATTCTATTTTTCCACACCATCACAGAATCTATAGTCGCCGCAACAACAGATCCAATTGTGGCAGCATTGCGATTAACCCACCCGCCCACGGCATCGTAAGTGATGTATCCAAATCCAGCGGACACGACCAAGAGGTAATTCGTGTTCGCGGTGGCGAAATTGTCAAAACTAACCTCTCCAGGCTCACTCTGCCCAGCCAAAGTCGCAACAGAGGCAGGAACAGCAGCCTCGTTAGACGCAGTTGTAACATCGTAAATCTTGCCATCGTCACAGGCCGCGAACAGTTTAGCTAGCTGAGTGCTGCCAAAGCCACGAGGAGGCTGATACCCCATCATTGTGACTACAGAAGCTTCAGTCCCCACGCCTCCTAAGTTCGTGGTGTGTCTGCGCCACCCACCACGAAGCTCGCAGCCATATCTGCGAGCAATGCAGTTGCGAAGTAAGAGTGCAGTCTTTGGGTCTTGGTCGACAAAGGGGCGAGAAATGTCTAATCCCCGCACAGGAGCAGGGATAATGTCAAACTTGTGGTTCCGAGACTGAGCCTGAAGCCTCGAAGCCTTATAGGTTGGGATAGCTCTAATGGCGGGCATATTAAGACCCAAACCCCGTATAGGGAACAGAGGTAAGTGGATTAATCAAAGCGACTCCGCGCCTACGCGCTAAGTCCAGGATAGGCGCTCCTTTGTCAGCGCCCGCCCGAGAATTATACACAGTCAGGAAATCTCGCGTGGCCGCAGATGAATCGAAGCCTTTCCACTCTAAGTAGAGAGATCGGCCAAGAAGCATTATGAGGAACCCATCGAGCTTGAAGGTATCCCCATTTTGATTTGCTCTGTTCTTCAGAATAGTTGGGTCAGCAGCATCAATTACTTGTGCCTTTGACAGATACATATAGCTGAAAGTGGCCGCAGTAGGGAATGGGGGAGAAAGGAAGAACACTTGATCTCCACGCATCTGCCACGTGAGCGTTAGTATGGGGCTGTAGTTCCCAGCTATTGACTGCATCCACGCCGCATTTCCAACAGGCCCACCGGCAGGAAGGGCTGATTGAGAACTCCACTGAGTTTGGTCAATGAAACGGAAGAAGTCGTCAGGGAGGTCAAATCCGCGCTCAACCTCTCCAGGAGCTAGCCCCACCACTGAAAGAGAGGCCCGCGTAGTAAGGTCTTGCCACTCATACATAGTCAACAGTTGTTCTAGGGCTGTATTCACCGCAGCCCCCATCTGTTGAACAGCAGTATCTGTAGAACCAGCAGGGTCTACAGGCGAGGGATGCCCAACCAGCTTACAGATTTCCTGTATGGCCGTGCCATAGGTAAATTCAGTAATCTGAAAGGGCATCCATACTCCTACGCTGCCTTCGGAACCGCCTTCTGGGCGGGAACTTTAGCCTGTAACTCCGCAAGAAGCTCTGCTTGCTTCTTGACGGCATCTTCCAAAGCGGCAATTTGATTGTCTCGCTTGTCCAATTCCGCCTGAACTTTCTTAAGCGGGGCATCTTCTTTGGAGATAGCCAGCCAATTGATGGCCTTCTGTTTTAAGGAAGTGCCACCCATGATTTTTCCGCAAACATCGTCCCGAAGAACAGCCATTTGGTCAATAGTGCGGACGCCAAAGTAACGGTATTCTTCGATTTGAGCGATGCTCATAATGCCCCAAGCCTCCAACGGAGTGCCTAGTTGCATCTCTTCTTCTTGAGTCTTCTGCCAATGAGCGTATTGCTTCTCAAAGCGAGCCTTATCAGCAGGCCCAACAGGCCGAACTATCGCGCTTGTGCGATCTCCGGGCACTACAATCTGGATATAATCTTCTTCCTTGAAGATGGGGCGACCCTGCTTCTGGGTCTCCTCACTATCTTGTCTGGCCTTACGGAAAAAGCGAATGGCTAGCTTATCGTCTCCAGCCCTGTCCTTGATGAAATCTTGATGATCAAACTCTAGCGTGCCGATTTCCATATCGTGTCTCCTGACCTTAGTAAAACTCGGCTGTTGGCTGAATCCCCCAACCAACTCAGGGTAGAGTGGGGACTCGTTTGAGCCCCCACTCCCGCATTACGTGATTTGGCCTTGGTGGAACGGACGATTGATCTCGATGTAGGCGAGGCCCGTAGACGGAGTGCCGGTCGTGGTGGACACCTTAGCGTTGAGGATTTGCTCCCCAGCTACCGCCGCATCATCCACACTGCCAGGAGTCGCCGCCAACATGAATACCTCCGCACCTACAACCATCGCATTAGGCGCCTTCACAGCCGCGCGCCCTTGAATCTGCGCCCAGCCGAAGGAACCTGAGGGAACTGCCGCCAGCGCCACAGCGACAGGGCCGAAGCCTCCAGTCGCGGGCGATAGGGGAGCCGTTCCCAATGCCGTGTCATAAGTCACCAGCGAGCCAACAGCCCAAGTGCCTGAGGACTTAAGATAGATTGCCTCACCGGAGTGAGGAACCGTCTCAGTGTTGTCCTGAATACGCGCCACAGTGCCAAGAGGCAACTTCTGCGTAGTCGAGATATCACTGATTGCAGGATAGCCGATTTGATCGGCCAAGATTTGCATAGCCATGTTTCGTTCTCCTTTCTCAGGTTCCGAAGATTAGTTGCTGGTCAAACGGCCTTGGAAGGCTTGACCACTATTGGTCATCGCGCCAGCCCAAGCCAAGATGGTAACTTCAGCATCTTGGTTCATAGCGTAGCGGCGATTGGGGTTCAACGGAACCATGTTTCTCTGAGCGTGGGGCCTCCACTTCAGATACTTCGTGTTGAGGAAATACATGGTCTTAGTCACTGCGCCGGGGCCGTATGCGCTTGACGGAAAATACAATCCACCGTCGAGCACAACATCCGCATCCATGTATTGCAGCGTCGGGAAGCCCAGACGCGCCTTGCTCGGGTCAGTAAATCGCTGCTGTGCTTGCAGCGAAGCAAGGTAGATCCCCCACATGAATGCGTCCATGATGATCACATCAGGACGATCACGCCCGCGGACTAGGTTGCCCCAGACGTCGTTCATAGCCGCCTGAATAGTGGCTGAGGTAAGGGCCACAGTCGGGTGAGCAGCATACGGACGCCAGAAAGACCACGTAACACGATCAATTGCGCCGTATGTCCCCGTGGCGATACGGGCGCTTGTGCCCGAAGCGTTAGCCGGGATAGCCGCCTCCAGCCCCACGATCGTCTTACCACCAGAGCCGGTGCCATCACCGTAGAACGAACCAGAAAGCAGGTTCGCCATCGTGGATTCAGCCACAGTGATGCGGCTCTCCATGAGGTCGATCATCTGCTCTTTACCGGAGTTCTGCAGTTGCTCCAAGCCAGAAATGATGACTGGAACGGCTGCCTGCTTCAACGAATACTGCGCAGCAGACAGAACGTCTTGCGCGGCAACCGGCAGAAGGTCATACCCCGAATACCATCCCGCGTTGGCGTTTTCTGCGAAGGAGATCTCTTCGTAGATCACCGAACCACCGGAGACAGTCTTGACGTTGCCGCTGGCCTTGATATAGGCGAGACCAGCGTTGTTATTCAGGACGTTATCCTGAATCTTCTTCGTGCGGGACTCGATCGTTGTTGCGACGATGTCCGTTACGTTAGGGAAAGCCATTTTGATTCTCCTTTGCGATTAAAAGAAGCCCTTGAATCAACTACGACGATGAACCGTTAGGCTTCGTTCGCTGCTTCAGGATGAGCAAACTGCTTCCCGCTATCTACCACTGTGCCGCGCCACTGCGGCCTCAATATCAGATCGAAGATTGATGCCTGATTCAGGTGGAGCACCAAGTGTCTGCGAACCAGTTACGCTCAGGCCCGCTTTTCTGGCGGCTTCTGCGGCTGGCGCGCTCAACTTTGCAGCTTCCTGTCTCAGCCTCTCTTGGCTGAACTGACCCGCAAGGTCATTATTGGCGAGTATAGCACGTTTGTAGGCGTCTTGCAAACTTATTTTTTGCCCTCGGCTAGCCCCTGCCTCCATAATGTCGGCCATGACATCACGAACGACCTCAAAATACTCATTCGCAGGATCTTCTGCGAACTTCTGAATCTCAGTCTGCAACTCTTGCTCTGCAGTCTGCCGAACAGTTTGCTGTTGTCGTGTGAGGTTGGTCATGAAATCGCGCATTGGGGCCAGTTTCTGATCAAGCACCTGCTCAAAATTCTGCGCCTGTGTCCTCACTTGCTGAGCGGCAGGATCTTGTGGAGAAACCAGCATAGAGAGGGCTTGGTCAAGCAATTTAACATCAACTCCAAAGCCGTTGATGATCTGCGCCATGAACTGCGCCCTTTGAGGGGCTGGCGCAGAGCGTAAAGTCCTATGGATGTTGAGAAGATTCCGCACGCTCTGCATGGGGGGAGCCTTCTCAAACTCAAAGACGTCCTTATACTCATTGACAAGCTGCCCAAACTGCTCCATTCCCTTGCGCGCCTCAGCAGTGTGCTGAAGAGCGTCATTGATTTCGCGCTCACGGCGGAATATCTCGGTTTGAACAGGGAGGGGTAGCTTGGACCAATGCTGTTCGCGGATAGCAGGCTTCCAACTCTCAGGCGGACGAATGCCTTTGGGAAGTTCTCCTGTGGGCTTAACTTCACCAGCGGGCTTTTCTTCTCCTACAGGCTTGACCTCACCAGCGGGCTTGACCTCCCCTGCGGGCTTGACCTCCCCTGCGGGCTTTTCTTCTCCTACAGGCTTGACTTCACCAGCGGGCTTTTCTTCTCCTACAG